CGCCAGTTCGGTTGCAACGGCAGCGCTCTTCGGCCTTCTTTTCCTTCTGCGCCGGGATCTCGAAGTCAGTGGTCACCACTCGGCTGGCGTCCTCGACCGTCTTCGCCGCCTTGAGCTTGTCCCCGGCCGCCTTGTGGCTGTTCCGCAGCTCCCAGTCGACGAAGGCGTACTGCTGATCCCGCGTGGATTCCGCCAGCGCTACGCCCATGACCTGCTTGAACATGTCGACGCGCTCGTTCCGCCATTGGGCCACTCCGAACGCCGTGCCGTTGTCGCCGACAGCCCGGGGGTCCAGCTTGCCGCCGCTCTCTGCTTGCAGGTTGTTGACGATTCCAATGGCCTGCGCACGGGACCAACCCATCTTCTCGAATTTGGCAATGGCATCGCTCGCGTCCGGCGTGAGTTCGGCCTTACCCTTCGACATCCAGCTAGGGGTGATCGCCTCCTTAGCTGCGAGCATCGAGGCAAGGACGGGATCCTTGGACTCGGCGATCTTTTTGCGGGTTTCTTCCGGGATGAGCTTGTTTGCCACCTCGGTAATGGCCTTGAGGATCTGCTCGAAGCCCAGCACCAGCAGCTTCACGCCTTCGTTGATCTGGGCTTTATTGGTGATGACCCAATCGCCCAGCTCGATCAGCTTTTCAACCAGAAAATCGAAAGCCGGCATCATGGACGTCAGCACGTTAACGCCCACGCTCGAGAGCTTGTTCATGGCCGTGTCGTACTTCTGCCGCAACAGCTCCGCGCGCTGCGCCGCCGCCGCCTGCTCGGCCGCCGGGCCGGACTGCTCCTGACGTCGGCGCGCGATGCCCTCCGGCCCCTCCTTGTAGAGGTTGAACTGCTGGGCGTCGAGACCCATCATGTTCGCGGCCAGCGCAGCGCGCGCGCGGTCGGTCTTGTAGATCTCCGCGACGATCCGAGCCCGGGCCTGGAGGTAGGTGTTGCCGTCCTTCAGGTCTTCGGTCTTGCCGCCGAACTGAAAGAACGCCGGCAGCGTCTCGGCGGCCATCCCGCGCTTGAACTTGGCGACCTGATCGGCCGACTCCTTCAACTGCGCGGTGATGCCTTCGACCGAGCCGCCGGCGTTCTTGGCCGCCAGCTGCCATTCGGCCAGATCCTTCGCGCTCATGTTCAGATTTTCTGACATGCGCGCCAGGCTGGCGGTGGACTCGATCGTGCTGGACACGAAGCTTTTCAGCCCCATCCCGGCCGTGAATACGGCCAGCAGCGCCAGCGCCTCGTTGCGCACCTTGCTGAAGAACATGGCCGCCTGCTTGCCGCGGGCTTCCATCTCGCGCGCGGTCTTCGCTGAGCCTTCTCGCGTGTGCGTCAGCGCGTCGTCCACCTCGGCCGCGCCCTGCTTGAACCCCTTGGCATTCAGCCCCAGCGTGACAACCAGAGCATCGATAACGGTCGCCATGCTATTTCCTCGTGTTGGCCATGGCCTGCTGGTTGTGCGCGTCCACCGCGATCACCTCCAGCAGGTTGTAAAGATCCTCGGCACCGTAGACCGTCTGCAGGTCGTGCAGCAGGCCGGGGTGCCGAGAGACCACGGCGCCGACGTTCCGGGGAATGTTGGCGTACTGGATCAGCCGCGGGCCGCCGCCTGTCCAGGCTTGGAGCCCGAAGTCGATGGAGCGACGGCCGTAGAAAAATCCAGGTGCAGCCCCAGCACCTGCTTGCGCAGATGCAGCAGCGTGGCCACTTCCTCGATATCGTCGGGGATGAGCGCGCGGGTCACGGTGGGGCTGGGCTGGATCTGCACGCACTCCATCATCTTGTCCAGCAACGGCTTGGCGCTGTCGAACGGCAGCTTGGCGATCGCCTTGAGGCCCATCGCAGCCACGCCAGCCAGGCCGGCCTCGGCGATGTTGTCCGGGATTTCCACCCCGGCGTTCATCAGGGCGAACAGCGCGCGCCCGGCCCAGTCTTCGGCCTCGTAGGCCGAAAGCTCGGTCAGCACGAACACCTTGCCCTTGTCGCGCCCCTCGGCGCTGATCGTTACGGTTGCCGTCTTGCGTGCCATATCACACCAGCGCCGGAGAGACGTTTTCCCAGGTGATCTGGAACGTCATGGGTTGAAGGATCGCCCGCGCGGTAGGCGCCGGCGGGATCTGCGTCAGCACGCCCTTGGTCATGACGAACTTGCGACCGATCGACGGGATGTTCAGGGTGCCGGTGGCGTAGAACACCTCACGCGACACTTTCATGGCTGCCAGCCATGCCTCGAAGATGGTCATGGAGGGCGAATCCGCCTGAATCGCGATGGTCTGCACGCTCATGAAAGGCGTGTAGCCGGCGGACATGCGCCCGTCCACGCCCATGACGGCCTGGGCGGGCTGCACTGCGTCGAACGCGAACGCGTCGTCCGTGGCATAGCCCTCGATCTTCTGAGGGACGGGGAAGATGCCGCCGACGCCGAGCATCAGGACGGAATTTGCACTGGTGAGAGTAGACATGTCGGTCGCCCTTACAGGATGGCCAGGGATGCGAGGGTGATCTGCTGGACGGATCCGCCGTCCATGTACCAGAAGGTCATGGGCGGCGTTTCACGCGCGGCGCGCACCTGCGCCGTCGCCGGCAGAATTTGCAGATACCAGCCACGCGTTTCCAGCGTGCCGGAGATTTCGACGCCGGCCTGGTTGTTCACCTGGGCCTTCTGCAGGCTGGACAGCGGCACGCCGGCGCGGATGGCGCCGAAGTTCACCGCGGCGTTCACCGGATCCATGCACGCGGCATCGATCAGCGCGTAGCCGTCGGCGTTGTACGGCACCGAGTTCACCTGCGTCAGCAGCGTCATCAGCGCCTGCTGGAACGCGTTATTCAGCCAAATCTGGTTCACATAGGTGTCGGCCCATTCCCAGTCGCCACTGATCTGCCCCGGGTAGAAGAATCGGAACTGGTCATTGCTGGTGGCATAGTCGCCGTAGAAGTTGTAGCCGTTGTCGATCAGCGTCTGAGCGGTCGTGGCGTCGGTCACGGAGAACGCCAGGCCCGACTGGCCACGGAAGGCCAGCGTGATCCGGCCGTTCGTGCGCTCGAAGTCGATGCTGGCGATGGCGCCCAGAACAAAGGCGGCGTGCTGCACGTCCTTGTAGACCGGCAACGAGCCGGAGTATTCGTTCGCGGCCACGATCGCGCCCCAGCTGGTGGTGCTGCCCTGCGTGGCGGCCTGAACGTCGGTATCCCAGCCCACGTACACGTAACGGTTGCCCTGGCTGTTCGTCCAGGCCGAGAAATCGACCTTGCCGGCCGTGTCCGGCTCAAACGTGGTCATGAACGACGCCCAGTTCTGAGTGACGTCCGTGATCGCGCCCAGGTTGGCCGCCGGCGTACCAGCTGCCGCGCCCTGCGACGTCACCGCGCCAGTCGCCTGGGTCAGCTTCAGGCCTGCCGCGATCGTGCCGCTGCCGAAGCTGATCGTGCTGGCCGCGCCGTCGGTGGCCGACGTGATGACGAAGGCCGCGCGCTGGGCGTCATAGGTGCACGAGGCACCGAAGGACGTGAACGCCGCCTGGATCAGGGAGGCAGCATTCGAGAAGCTCGTCGCGGCCGCCAGCGTGATGGTGCTGGACGTCTTCGGGGTGCCATCGATGCTCACCGTCAAAACGCCGGACAGCGCTTGCAACTGCGTCAGCGTCGTCGACGCCATCGAGCCGCCGCGCAGGTAGGCCGCGACATCATCGAGCGGATACTGCGCGAACAGCAGATCGCCCGGCTTGCGCGTCGAGTTGTCGAAGCCATTGAAGTAGATGCCGGCCAGGGTCGCCTCGGTCGAAGTCGGACCGAAGAAGCGCTGCACGTCGCGCGCCGTGGCGAAGCTCTGGACGGTGCCAACGGGCACCGCGGTGTTGTCGGTCAGGATCAGGCCGTTCAGGTCGAGCGCCGATCCGCCGGCGCCGATCACGCCAGGAACGACCTGGACGATTTCACTGGCGGGAATGGACATAGCTTTAAGCTCCGGGTGGATATTTCTCGTCGACCTCAACCAGGTCGACATGGAGGTGCTCCGCAAACTGCTGCGGCAGGCTGATGGAGGGGTTGAACTGCAGAACGGCGTCGAATGACCACCGCTCCATGTATTGGCTCTCGCCGGTGATGAACGGCAACTGCTTGGGCTCGCCGGCGTAGAGCGGCTGCGCGCGGCCCAACTCGGCCAGGAACTCGCAGCCGTACTGGCTCCTCAGGGCGATCGACAGCACCAGCGCGCGGTCCTGCGCCCGGTCGCCGTAGCAGTCCACCTGCGCGGCCCACTGGGTGGGGCGTGTCAGGGTCCGGGTTCCGGTCTCCGGCGTAGGATCGGCATAGACGGTGGTGGGCAGCGACAGGCCCACCATGCCCATCGGCGTGATCACCACGTAATCGCCTTTGGGCGACGGCACGCGGTTTACCTCCCCGCGCACGACCTCACAGTCGACCAGCGTGTCGGCAAAGGCGCCCAGGTCCTCGACCAGGTCGTCCTCGGTGATGGTGATCTGCACGCTCATGGCGTTTCGTCCATTTGGAGGGTCACGCCCACCTTGCACCAGCCCGGCCACGTCTCGAAGACCGCCGTGACCAGCCAAGTCTGGGCGTCGAACAGCAGCAGGTCGCCGCCCTTGGCCAGCGGCCGCACGACTCCCTGCGTGTCGCCGAACATGTAGACGCTGCGCTGCACGCCCTGGATGTTCTGCGCTTCAAGGTGCGCCACGTCCCGGCCGCTGAGCGGCTGGACCTGAAGCCGGGCGCCTTCCGCCGGCAGGTACTTCGGCACCTGCTTGCGCCCGGCGCCCATCTCGTAGCCGTCGCTGTACCGGATCTGCCCGGTGATCATCGGATTCACCGCGGCGATGATGGGACTGACGATTCCGTGCAGGTTCATGTGTCGACCTCGTAGTCCACGCTGTTGAGCAGGTGCCCAGTCCAGACCAGCGGCTTTGCCTGCGTGCCTGTCACGTTGGGCTCAACGCCGGCGGCAATGTCATGCCGCGCCTGCTGGACGTCAGCGAAAGAAATCGATTCAGGGCTGTTGCCGAAGCGCTCGCGCAGCAGCAGCGTGACCTTCGACAGCGCCGGCCCGCTCACATCCCTGATGGATTCCTGCAACTGGCCCTTGATGCCTTCGCCCATCTGGCCCAGCGTTTTGTCGATGTCGTAGTCGTTGTTCTTGGCGAGCGCTCCGAGCGCGCGCGGCCATGCCTTCTGTTTGGCGGCGATCATGGTCCGGAAGAAGGGCCGGGGCGGGATCCCCACCTCCGGTGACCCGAATTCCTGAATCGCGGCCACATAAGCGACGGGCGTGCCGTCGGGGTA